CAGAGCAAGGGCGACTACAACGACCACGCCATCGAGGGTGAGTTGATGCCTGAGCTGAACAGTGTGGAGGTGCCGGTCGAATACGACTGGAACAAAACGGAAAAGGGACGGCTCCTGAACACCAAAGACAATGTGCGCGGTGTACTGACGGTGAACCAGATCGATGTGCGCTACAACGTGATCAAGAAGAACATGGAGATCATCATCCCTCACACCGACTTCATTGCCGATATGCGCGACGAGTCTGCGCTCATTGAGATTGAGGATCGCTGCATTCAAATCGGTGTGCCACATCAAAAGGTGCGTGACTACCTCAAGCTCTTGGCACGGGAGTACAACCCAGTCAAAGAGTGGATGGAGAGCAAGCCGTGGGATGGTACGAGCAGGTTGTCTGAATTTTTGGCAACAATCACCAGCAGCAACGAGCCACTTAAAGAGATGCTGATGACGAAGTGGCTGGTTTCCTGCGTAGCAGCGGCCTGTGAGCCGAATGGCGTAGCACTGGAAGGCATACTGGTGTTCCAAGGAGCGCAGGGATTGGGCAAGACGCTATGGTTTAAGCGCCTATGCGACTACGAGAACGGCTGGTTGTTGGAGGGTGCGACACTAAACCCAAGCGACAAGGACAGCGTGAAGCAGGCAGTGAGCCATTGGATCGTGGAGCTGGGTGAGATTGAATCTACTTTCAAGAAGTCCGACATCGACCAGCTCAAAGCTTTCGTAACTAAGAAGAACGACGAGCTGCGCCTACCTTATGACCGCGCCAGCACAACCTACCAGCGCCGCACGGCCTTCTACGCCTCCGTCAATGCCCGTGAGTTTTTGACCGATACCAGCGGCAACCGACGCTTCTGGGTGGTGCCTGTGACCGCCATCAACGCAAACCACGGGATCGAAATGCAGCAGCTCTGGGCCGAGGTCAAAGAGACGCTGTACACGAACACCGACTGGTACTTAAACCATGAGCAGCGAGAGATGTTACAAGACTCAAACGAGTACTATCGCACCCAGTCTAGCGTCGAAGACCTCATCCTTGAGCACGTCCATTTCACCAGCACCCAGACCAAGCCAGTGCAGATGACAAAGCTTCTGAGAGACCTCGGAATAAGCCAGCCAAGGATGCCCGACATCAAAGATGCGAGCAGGGTATTAGCAGCCCACGGGCTGGAACCGCGCAAGAGTAACGGTAAAAAAGTGTACGACTTGGACTACACAAAGGTAGAAGTCGGCAATGCCGACAAATTTAGTGGCACTTGGAGCAAAGAGTTTTAAGGGTACCCTGAAAGGTGCCCTGCTTGCACTTGGTGTAAGTGATTGATTTGTATGTAGTTATTAACAGGGTAGGGTAGGGTACTACTATTTAATAATAATAATAATAATAGTATATAGCCTATAGGCAGTAAGGAATACGGGTATAGGTTTTTCAAAAAGTTTGAGACGCTGTACCCTCACCCTCGTACCCTGACGGTTGTGGAGAGCGAGATGCAAAAGTTTGAGTGGGACGATGACGCGAGCGAAGAGCAGAACTTCAGGCAGTGGGCTATGATGAATGCAGATGAACGCGACAGCGTAGGGCAAGCGCCTCTTTCGGAGGAAGAGGCGCGGGGGTTGTTCAACGAGCTGAAGGAGAGCGGATGGCTGACGATGTAAAGCGCAAGCCGGGTAGGCCGAGGAAAGAGCGCAAGGAGTTGGTGGAAACGCCAAAGGCTTTCCTTGCAGATGAAGAGGCTGGCATCACAGACATGCAAGCGGCTTTCGTGTGGCATTACACCGAAGGCGCGTGTGGGCAGACGGAAGCAGCGCGAAGGGCTGGGTTCTCGTTTCCTGCGAGCGCAGCGACCAAGATGCTCAACGGCAACGACTTCCCAAAGGTCACGCGAGCGGTGCGGGTCAAGCAGGATGAGATGCGTGAGAAGTATGCGATCACACCGCAGAAGACGGGAGCGATGCTGTGGAAGATAGCCGAGACTTCATTCGAGAGCGGAGCGTACAACGCTGCGGTTAGNGCAGTGAAAGAGCTGAACCAGCTCGCTGGCCTCACGATCCACCGCAGCCAGAACTTGAACATCAACGCTGACTTGCAGAAGATGACGAAGGAAGACATCAAGCACCGGCTTAACGAGCTGCTGGGCGTGGACGGGGAAATGAGCGACAAAGACTACTAACCTCGTCGGTTTGACGCTATCGCAGAATGAACATCGTTCTGGCCCCGCCTCCCGCCCAGCCCCTCAAAATCTCGGAAAAATGCCGATATTATGTTAAATAGGATTAAAAGCTAATAAAAACAAAGGCTTACGCATTTATGTTAGTGAGTACTAACTTACTTGTACTGGCCCTCCCCTGCTCAGAGGCGACACACGTCTAGGCCATTAGGCTGCGCGACCTTGGTTTTCTTCTCTCTGAGCGCCTGTACGCGCCTCTCAGCCGATTCCGTGCGCGGCAGTAGGAACCCTATAGGGTCGGAAAAAGCCTGAGAGATCGGCCTGTGGCGCGACCCCCGTACACCCCTATATAGCGAGCGCGGCGAGCGCGATAGCTATAGCAAGGTTTTACGCATTCAGTATCCAAAAATATGTATGCCGAATCTCTTGCGTTTGACCTTGGCTTGAAATGATCTCATTATGCGCCGTAACCACATTCGGGCAGCTCCTGATGTATATGTCGCCGTTTCAAAATTCAAGATCCGCATTCGTTGGTTCACGTCAGCCGATGATGCAGCAGGCGATATTCCGCCCCCAACCTGCGTTTTTTCAGCCGCAACCTCTTAAGCAAAACACTATGGCTCGCGCTCGCGCTAGTATAGTGCCGCAACCCACACAATTCGGTCAGCTTCAAGGCAGCTCTGGGCCTAGACCGCTATCGTTGGAAGAAGTGCTCGCTGAACGCGGTTTTCAGATGCCTGAAAAGCCAAGAGTTTCAACGCAAGACATGGCTTTTTTAGGGAAAGACCCAGTGACAGGCAACATGATCACTGGTTCTAGCAGTATGCGCGGGTATCACAACGCGTTAAATGAAATGTACGCACAAAACCCAGAAGCTCTGGAGATTGCGAAGCAGTACACAACAGATCCTTCTAAATTCGGCGGTGAAAAACCAACTGATCGCGGGGCTGCTTTAGGCGGACAACTCACTCAGACGATTCAGCCGCCGTTACAACCACCTGTTGAAATGATTCAGCGACCCGGCGGTTCTGTTGGTTTACCCGCAGAAAGACAAGCTCAACTAGAAACGCAAAGGCGACAGCCTGATTACGGTCAACAAGTTCAAGAAATGCAGGCGATGATGCGCGAGATGATGCAGATGATCTCTGCGCTGAGTAACCGAGGCGGTTTCGGCGGAGGATACGGAGGCGGTTTTGGTGGTTACTCTCCGCGCCAGCAGATGATGTTCGGCGGCATTGGTTCGATCCCGATGTCTAGGGGCATGTTCTACTAGGAAGGAACCCTGCCCACCCGATTTTTGCGGGATGAACAAAAATCTGGGGATGGATGAGCAGGGCTTGATCGCAGGATCGAGGCAAAGGTAACCCCGCAAAAATTTTATTTCTATTTTTTTTTCGCCTAAACTCGCGCGATGGCAGATTCAAGAAACAAGGGTGCGGCATTCGAGCGCGACATCGTGAAGCGCATCAATGCGTTTGCCGATAAACACGCCCTTGGTTTCCAGTGCAAGCGTAACCTTGATCAATATCAGACTGCTGACCTTTGTGACATCCAGATCCCGCGTCATTCGATTGAGTGCAAGGCGTACAAGTCTGGCTGGTGGTACGCACCGGCTTGGTGGGATCAGGTTTGTGCGGCTTGTGGCGACAACACGCCAGTTTTGATATACAAGTTCAACAACAAAGCGATCAGGGTATGCCTGCCGCTGTACGCGATTAATGAAAATATGGCGCGAGATAACTCTCGGACAGCGGTTATCACTCTTGACGAGTGGTTGGAGCTGTTGAAAGAAGATTTTATAACCGAAAAGGAGGCTGCGTGATGGCTGAGGCTGAAGAATATGTAGAGGGTATGAGTCGTCAACTTCATGATGAGTGGATAGATTCAGGGCCATCAACTTTGGTGAGCGAGATGATTTTACTCATCGAGGAGACAAAGCGCCACGACGGTCTGGTTTTATCTCAGGAAGCGGCGATGATGGCTTGCGTTGAGTCAAAGCGTAATTCAGAGCTTCTTAAAATCCGTTACGCGCTGAAAGATATCAACGACACGCTGTATTACTAGTGAGTGGTTTAGACGACATCGACATCTTCGACAACCCATTTCGTGACCCAGTGTACGAAGAGCTTGGTTTCATCTTCGATCCAGACCGAAACCAATACTTTGAGGTGATCCAAGACCCAGAGTATGGCGCTATGCGCCGATACTATTCGCCTAGAGACCGCGAACCTGTCCCTGAGTTAAGTGATGCGCGTATGGCTTTTGACGAACAGCTTCAACGAGAGGACATGGCCCGGTATTTGTCACAAATGGGCGCTTTGGACGGTTCTGTAGGTGGTGTTTCCGATGCAGACATGAGTCGTTTTGGTCGGTTAAAGGCTAAAACGATAAAAAACAGAGAAATGGAAGCAGGCAAAAAGCTGAAAGCCATGAAAATGGCTCGCCTGATGAATGATATCGGCTTTGACGCCAACGCTAACAGTGGTGGTGGTGTGGGAAGCTTAGAAATGGACTTTTTTAGGCGCAGCCAATGAAAAGTAACAAAATTTATGATTATGAGTAACGAAAAATGGGTTTTCTGAGACGCCTGATCAAAAAAGCTCAGACCGATAAGTTTGGTTTTTACAGCCAAGCTGAAGAAATCGCGTTGAACGCTCCTCAGAAAAAAATGCGGGGTGATGATGCTCGTCGCATGTTCGTGAAAAACGGAGTCACGAAGCAAGAGCTACAGGATTTAGGGTTAGATGATCTTTTTCAGCAAGATCGAGTGACGCAAGACGAGATTTTGAAGGTCATTGAGGAAAACAGGATAGAGTTTACCGCGACAGAGTACAAAGGCTCAGCGCCAAGCAATATCGGCTTCGACACTGATGTCTTGAGCTTTGAAGAAGCCAATCAAAGCTTTTTTGTTGAGTTGGATGATGGCAGAAAGCTGACGTACTTCCCGTATCGCGAAGCGCGTGATGGCCGTTTTGGCGTTTTTGCAGATCGATTCGCCATCAAGGCTCCCGGCTTCGGCCCTGATGAGGTTGTTGGAGTGTTGGATACTGGCCCAGACGCGACAAATTTTGAATTTGTAGACGAAGTCACCGAAGGGATGCCAGTTTTCCGAGAAGGAAGCACCGATGTCATCGGTCGCGTCAAAAAAGAATTTGATCCTGAGTCAGCTCGAATAACAGAAATTTTGGAAGACGAAGACTTGGCGCGGGACGCTTTGAACGTAGGCTACAACAGAAACGAAAACATTCTCAGCTACATCATGGATGAGGATAACGAATCTATCCGTGACTTTCTCTTTGAGGGCGCGAGCCTAGATGTCTTGGACAGCACTGACAAAGATATTTTGTACGATGCTGCTTATTTCGACATGGAGCAGGAGTATTTAGATCAGCCGCTAGAGCGAGTCACGGCAACCGTGGACGGCAATCCGACACCTTACTCTATGGTTGGTAATGAAGAATATGGATTCAACTTATCAGGATCAAGCGATCCACGTTTACTTCGAGAGGGGCGAAATTTCTTAGATGACGAGGTGCCGGGCCAAGAAGAGGCAAGGGTACAGTTGAGCGCGGCTCTGGAGCGATATGAAAACATTTTCGAGGGTGACGAGGGCAATCTACGCTGGGAATCATCAACTCTGCCGGGGGGAGAGAACCCTGTAGAGACAGTCTTCAAGTTAAAATTACCAGAATTGCTGTTCAGCGAAGAAATACACTATCCCGACGCGGAAAACCAAGTGTTTCATGTTCGCACCAAAGATAGGTTAGATAAAAACGGCAATCTGATTCTATACGTCGAGGAGTTTCAGTCGGATTGGGGTCAAACAGGTCGGCGTGAGGGATTTATTGAACCTGAAGCCATTGAATACGCTGAATCTAAGGCAAAAGACGAGTTGGAGGGTCTCTTCGATATCTACGAAGGGATAAAGGCAAAAAACAGTTTTACGTTGCCCGGCTTTATCGATGAAACCGTCAGAGCGTTGAGTGAGCCATACAATATCAGGGACGCTTCACCTGCTGACAGCGTGAAGTTCGGCATTCGTTCCAGATCGATGGAAAGAATCAAAAGTGCTTTAGATGACCACTATGACGATGTAAAAACGGTCGCAAAACAACTTCGCGGCGACGCTATTACAAATAGTTTTTCCGTCGATGAAAAAAAAGCAGCTTTGAAAAGGATTTACGAAGATGCTTTCTACGACAGTCAGCGAAGCCAAAATTTTTATTTACCAGAGGCGTTGAAAGGTCGCTTACTACGAATCGAACAGGGTGATTCATTCCCCATCAGATCAACGACAAGTTTTCCGTCTGATCCTACTTTGGTTAGACAAACCATATCGGACTATGTTGATACAGACGATCTGCCCGGTATAGACAAAAAAATTAAAGCATTCAGCTCTCCGGGACTCACAAATTCGAGTTTGCCGTCGGTCGCTGATTTCAATAAAGAGGCCTTTGGTCGTTTGTTACAGGCTTTCGATGCCGAGAGCTATGGAAAAGTAAATCGAGATTTGAACCAACAAGCTACTAAGCTGCTCGAAAATACGCTCGAACTAGAGGGTCTTCCAAGGGACGCAATGCGTCGCTTAAAAGAGGCCTACAACAATTTTTCCACAGACGAGAAAGCAAAGAAGGGCGCAAAAATGCTCAGCCCTTACACTTCATTTGTCAAAAAAGCGCCGTTTGTTACCGACACTGAAAGTTGGAACAACTTAGGCATGAAATATATTTTCGATAGAGCGGCTAGAGAGGGGTATGACGGCGTGGCGTTTACGCCGGGCGAAGTTCAAAAGAATCGGTGGAACAACCCCGGCCTGATTGGCGCTTACGATGAACAAATACCATTTTCTATCAAAAGAATTTTCAACCCCTCTGAAACCACGACAGGCAAACCCAAAGGTAAGACAATTACGGTTGAAGACGAAAACGGTATCAAGCATACCAGCAGAGTTTTCCTCTTAGACGAGAGCACAAAAGACGGTCAGACAATAGGTCAAAAAGCGGCAAAAAGACGAGGGATGTACACGATTCCCCCAGTCGGGTTGCTTAGCCTGCAAATGCTGCCAGCGGAAAAAGTCCAAGCGGCAGAGGAAGAGCAGAAAGCAAAAGAGCTTGAGCGCACATTCCCTGACGCTATGCCCAGCGAAAGCGCAGGCATATTGGGGGCGCTAAAAGGTGCAGGCGAAGTCGCTTACGAGGGCTTGTCTGACTTGGTTATCGAGCCTTTCATGGGCATGAGCGGTGCTGAAGCTGCGTTTGAGATGGGTGCTACACCAGAAGAGGCTGAAGCGGCTCGCAGAAAAGCGATTGCGATGGTTGATTTCGAGACCGCATCACCGACTGGAAGGCGTTACAAAGAGGCTGTGAAGGGCGGTTTGGGCGCTCTAGGAGACTATCTGATGGGTCAGGGTGAGATGGGTCGTACACGATCAGGTATGCCAATCGGCCCCAGCCGCGACCCAGCTCAGTTTTTGTTCCAAGAAGCGTTGGTTCCCGCAGCGGAAGCTGTGACTGAGGGTGCTCTGGGCATTATCGGCTTAGACCCACGGGATACGGCTGAAATGGAGCGAGTTCGACAAGAGGCGGCTAGGCCGTTCATTGAGGCCGTACAGCCTATTTAGCCACCTTCACAAACTCCGCCGTCACCTTCACCTCGACCTCTTCGTCTTGGTGAAGGGCTTCGAGGATCACGTCTTCGATCAGGTCTTCGAGCACATCTAGGTCTACCAGCGTCTTCACGCTGATCTCAGCTATTACTGTCATCTTTCGCATTGATTCCCCGCTCTTTTTTCCACAGGCGGATAATGTAGTCGGCTTCTGGCCCTGCGTCATGCTGAGAGTTGAGCACATGGCGGTAAAGCTTCATGGCTTTGTCGCTATCGGGTTCGAGCATCATGCGAAACGCGGCCATGTCGAGCGTTTGAAAATACTTATCCATTGATTCCCTCCAGCTCAGCCAGCCACCAGTCTAGGTCACCAGCCTTGTACTTCTCAAAGGCTTGTTCGACCAGCTCTGGTTGGCCAAGGCGCTCAGCCTCGGCATTGATCGCAGCTCGCTGGGTTACCCCGCGCTGCCAGACCTTGTGGTCATCGCTGTACTCAAAATACCAGTCGTGGTTTCGTAGTAACTCAATAAGCTCATTCATCGTGTTCCTCCAAAATTTGTCTGCGGTATTCAAGCAACGCTTTGCCTCTCAACATGCTGTTTTGTTTTTTGTTCTTATTGCGTTTTGCCCAGATAGAAGAGTCTTTCTTTTTGTCGCTGGGTTGTATTGCCTCAAAACCAAACAAGTCTCGGCTCAACAGCTTCTGCCATACGTTGATGTCCCGCATACGTCTGATACCACCAGGTGTTATCAAAACGCATTCGTACCCCATGCTTTTCCAAAAAGTGTTTGCTGCGATATCCGATCCACACCGCAAAGAGATCAGCCGAGATCCACCGATTGCCGCCAAGTCTTCCAAGAACCTGCAAAGGCCAGCGCCGTACCAGTTACCTCGCAGGTCGTATTGAATACACGCTTGGTGAATCTTGAGCGGATAGTCGAGCTTGATCGCGCCGTGATACAGATACCCAGCAGGCTCTGCATTTACTAGGGCGATCAAGATTCGCTGGCTTTCTATTTCCCGCTCGAAAACCCCAGCAGGGTAAAAGCTCAATTCTTCGGCGTTCTTCTTCTGCAAGTGATCGACAAACTTCACGTCATTTGCAGTCGCGTAACGAATCTCAAGATTCATCATCTTTGATATTCCCCCCAGCCGTTTAGCGGCATTCGTTCGACCTGTTGCCATAGGCAAACATCTGATGCCTCAGCCCCTTGAATCGGTTATGAAACGTGTCTAGCTTGTCGTGTGGATAGCGATAAAATTGCACACAATTCTGAGCAGCCCAAAAATCTTTTCGGGCCAGAAAGCCAGACTGAATGAGTTCATGCAGTTCTCGATAGGCTTTGACTTCGGCTTCTTCCTCAACACAAGCCCTGCGATTGATGCAAGTTGAAAGGCGAGCCAAGTGGTAAGCTTTTCTCCATTGGTTCTTGTTCATGTATCCAATTCTCCTCGTTCTACCGTTCCCACAAACTTNGCGAGCTTNTGCTNNATNCTCGTCCACCGCGCTTTATGCTCGGCTTCTTCGTCTTTGTTATAGCACTTGAACCAAAAGCAGGTGCCGATCAGCCCGTTGACGCGAGGATCGTCGGAGCTGCTACGCATAAGCGTAGACAGCATCTCGATCTCTTCGTTGGTGAGCTGTAGGTATTGGGTTTTAAGTAGGCTCATCACGTTCTCCTTGTTAGCTTTCAAAAGCCTACCACACGCCGTGCCCATATGCAAACACCTATACAAAACAATTTATTCAAATAAAGTGTTGCACATCGACACGGATGCCCTTATGATGCAATTTCACTTACAGGAGAAACGTGATGACCGATAAAGAACTGACCGTTGAAGAACAATTGCTACATTCGGACTGCCACAAGTTTGCTCGTCTGCATGTCCTGACCGCAGCGGAATCTATGATGCTGCCAGCCTTGTTCCGCAAGGGTGCGTCAGTGACCGAAGAGGCGCTTTCTGCTTTCTCGCACAAGGCTTTGGAGATCAAGGAGCTTGGCGAGTATATAGCGAACATGGCTCGCAAGCTTGCTGCCACCGAAGACGGCAAGAAGCTGTACGCAGAGTTTTTGCAGGAGGGCGCAGCATGAGCAACTGGCACAGCGACTATATTCGCAACTGCAAAAAACGCAGCGTCGATTCACTAAGGTATGTCATCGAGGATTGCAGGCAAGCTATGATTGCCATGCCTGATAACCCAAAAGCGGGTCAGTACCAAGACGAGATTATCTATTGCTTCGCGGAACTCAAACGCAGAGAAAAATTCTCGCAGACTCAGGAGGGCGCAGCGTGAGCGCCCAAGCAAAGAAGGTTTTTTACAACCGAGTGCGCCGCACTTGCCTGAAGCACAACATCGACATCGTGTACGATGGGATGCCCAAGGCGGTGTATGGCGTAGAGCTGGTGAAAGACGGTCAGGTGATGTTTGCTGACCGTAGTACCGATAACATGCCGCTGGACATAAACTGGCAGCGGCTGCATGAAGAGATGACTGACTATGGCTACAAAGGCGGTGTGAAATGAGCGGCAACCCACTCAAGCAAATCAACAATATCTACGGCTACGTCCGCGTATCCACAGACGAGCAGGTCAAGTCTGGCATCTCGCTGGAGACGCAGAAGCAGCAGATCAGCGAGTTTGTGCGCGAGAAGTACAACCGGGAGGTGACCGAGTTCTTTGCGGATGAAGGCATCTCTGGCACCCATGCGGTGCTGGATCGACCCGCCAGCCGCGATATGACTGATGTGATCGATGAGCATGACGTGGTGATCTGCACTCGGCTTGACCGATTAAGCCGCTCCAGCTCCGATCTTTTAGGCTTGATCCCAGTGCTTCAAGACATTGGTATCACGATGTATTTTTGCGAGCAGTTTGGCGAGATGCCGATTGTCTACCCAGACGCAGGCAGGTCGAAGGGCTTGGATGCCAAGTTCGATATGAACTCGATGGCCAACCAGATCATGCTGATGGTGTTATCAGCGGTTGCCGAGATCGAACACGCGACCATCAAGGATCGCTTTGCCGCAGGCAAGCTTGACTGGGCGTCTCGCGGCTATGCGATTGGCGGATCTGCGCCTTACGGGTATAGGCACGTTGAGGTGAAGACGGGTAGCAAGACGCGCAAGTATCTCGAAGAGGTGCCTGAAGAACAGGCTGTGCTGAAATCAATCTATCGCCTTCATAAGCGTGGCCTTGGCGCTCGCAAGATTGCCAAGCAGGTAAACAGCTTGCACGACATACCTCCGCTCACGCATTCCAAGGTGCAGCGCATCCTTAGCCGCAAATTTCAGGGTGTCCCTAACGCTGCATAGGCTCTATCATGGTGACTTAATTGGAGGTCACTATGACGGCTTTAGAGGATATTGAAGAGGCCATCGAGACGATGGAGGCTTCGCTTGCGACAGATTTCATGACGAATGCAGTGCGCGACATCATGAGCACGGCGGTTCAGCGTCTGAAAGATGCCAAAGAAAAGTTGACTGACTGATGTCTCAAGAAGGCTGGGGTCGCGGTACATGGGGGCTGGGTGCTTGGGGCACTCCGCTCTTTATTGATGTAACACCTACGGGACAGCAGGCGACTGCTGCTGTGGGTGCGGTTACCATCGACGGTGAGGCAAATGTTCCGCTCACTGGCTTAGCGATCACATCTGGCATCGGCGCGGTCAC